TTATCTCCTACCACTTCTTCATATGCTGCTGCATTAGGAATTTGAACTTGTGCCAATATATGGCTTAATAATGTGGTGTTTACCCATGACGCTTGGAATGTTCCTGTAATCTCAAATACTTTTCTAAATGATTCTACTGCCTGATGGTCTCCTAATTCCCATAACATATCTGGGTTTTGATTGAATGTAATATCACAACTTTGAATTTTTGCCACTAGTGTATTATTCAATTTCAAAGTTGCGTGTGCAAATGTGTATGGAAATTTTGTCGTAGGTTTTACTGGTGCTGTCAATGCAGTGCTTGTGTCTGGTGCGTCTTCTATGGAATAACCGACATCTGCTGTGCAGTCTACTATACCACCCACACTTGTTGAAATACCAAATGATCTTAATATACACCCCTTCAGTGTTCTAGTTACCTGACCTGATGGGAAATCTAAGCCTACTGCTGTAGAAAATGTTCTTGTGTCTTTTGTGCTGTTTGCTGTGGCATTTGAAAATGTATGAACTTCAGGTGATCCACTTGTAACTGATACTGGAGCACCATAAATCGCCCCAAAAATCCAAGGATTTGATAAAACAAAACCCACGTTAAATGATCCTGTTTCTTGACCATATGCAAAACCTTCAAGTTCTGTCTGATTTAATGTTGCTAAGTTAATTCTACTGTTAGTTAATGTCCAACTGGTAAGTTTTTCCTGCATTCCAAATCTTTTACCGTCTCCACCAGAGGCTAATGAAGCACCTGTACCATAACTAGACTCAAAGTCATAATGAATAAATCCTCTAGCACCTGTTGCAATTACCATATATGAATCTCTCTCGCTTTGTATTTAAATATTCTGTCATTCATAATTGTTTCTATATTGCACAGTTATCTGGTGTTTATACATATTCCTGAGATTATCACTTTGTGACTCAGAACCTTTCACTAATACATCTACAAATCCAGTTCTTCTTATATTAGCCTTTAAAATTCGCAATATTTCCTCTACTGTCTGGTCTACCTTTTCCTGCTCACCATAAGACCTTACGTCTATGACTAGAACAGCAGTGTGTAAAAAATCAGACCCATACAAACCAAAATAATCAATCCTTTCTTTTCGTGGGTATATGAGAACCATATCCCTTCTGTCGTCTATGAAACCTGCTGCTTTTTCCTTCCATAATGCCTTAACGTTTGGCAGTTGTGTTCCAACAGCCCAATCATCCTTAATCATTGCTATACAGTCTTCCAATGCGTCATAAGTTAGAGACATACCTATTAATAATTCCTCTTTTTAATAAACTTTAACATACACCTACATTGACCTTTTCCCTTATGTCGACTTGACGCAGTACCACTAGTATGTTCCAGTGAAATATCCCCTTTTGGATTCTTTATTAGGTCATAGTATTTATAGTCTGTTAAGCCCTGTATATCACCTTCATCTCCGTCTGCATGAATATCTCCAGTAGGATCTATATGTAATTCTAAATTAGTAAGTTCATCTGCTGCTTTCACACAAGTAGGACATACGTTTTTGTCTTCCTTAGTTTTGAATTTGTAATAATAAACATCATATGTTATAGGCTCTTCATATTCGTAATCTATATCTGAATTGTCAAGAATATCCTCAAGAGGCTCATCTGTTTGTACCACAACACTCTCTTCTTCTACCTCTGTATCATAGCCACCATCGTCTCTTACTTGATTACCTATAGCTTCTGTTACTGCATGAGCAACATCTTTTAGAGCCTGTTTAAAATTTGCAAAACCAAACATTATGGTATCGGGAATGCTTCTCTACGATTTAGAACACATTGTTCTATGTCCTCTTTCCATTGAGTTATTATTTCAGCCCAAGTTAATGCACTTCCACCAACTGGGAGTCTATCCATTCTAAAACTTGTGGTTAACAGATCTATTGCAGAAAGTTTAATACATGAATCTTCTACATCTTCTGGTACTGCTGCGTCTCCATAACGATATGTAACCCTTATTCTATTTTTTCTCATAATAGAGAATATGAAACCTCTTAAATATAATCTGCCATAAACTGGATCAAATTGATACCATTGTGAATCTGTTAAAATATCATCATATTCGTTTGATTCTCCTTTCCATACTTCTATCTTATCCCCAGCAACATTACTAAGATCTCTTATATTTCTATGCTGTAGGTAAATAGGAGTACCCCAACCAAAAGTATAAAGTAATGGTAGGTCGTGTATTTCATTTGTTATAGTCTTATTTCTTCCAAAAGTATGACCAATTCTTCGGTCTAATACTTCTTCCTTTCTGTTTATTATCTTTTCAACCTGTGCCTTATTAGGAGTAGTAGTACTTGTGATTGGAACTCTCATGAAATCTGCTACGTCTTCAACGGTACAGTATGTTACAGCCATATATAAAAATAGAGTTGTTTGTATTTAAATTTCTCTATTTGAAGACAACTGTCCATTCTGCCGATCCTGTTATATCAGCAAAAATGCCTGCTTCAAATCTTCTGTTTACATCTTGATAATTTCCTTCTATCTCTCCAAAAATACTGAATTCTGTTGTACCTGATGTAGTTGTTCCATTTTTAAGGACACATTTTGCACCAGAACTTCCTTTCTTTGTACAGAAAACTGCTACTACAACACCATGATCTCCTTTTATCAGTGTGTCTGAATTAAAGGATACTACATTATGATTTAGTTCTACCATATCTTACACACATAATACCCTTATATAAACTTTAAGGAATGTCGAATGTGGACAGGTATGCTACTTGTTAAGAAAGCTTGTAACTCTCTCTGTTTCCCGTTTTTACTCTGGTGATCAATCCATTGTGCTCCTCTACCGTAAGGTTGTATAATGGCAATTGGACTATATTAAGCATACGACTACTAGGTAGTCTCGGTCTTTAGCATCGATATTTTTTCTCGATTTCCACGTTATCCCCCTAGGGCGTGGTTTGCCTCTGCCTTTCTATCGCCTCACCATTTTCCTTTTCAGCTTCATCCATAGTCTATCCCCGTCATGTCATCTACGACATATGTTTACCATATGCCCGAAGACAATCTTCATTATTCGTTCATATTTTTTTCTGAACGATTTTTTGCGTGATAGTCCATTCCTATACCACATACATACTACACCTTATATAATTGTTTTCTTTTGAAAAAAAAAAGACTTTCTGGACTCTAGTAGCCTATGACTAGAAACTCGAATACTTTTGAGTTGCACGTTGAACTTGCGTTTGCGACTTCAACGAATTTTGATTGTGCTCCACCACCCACATCAAAGAGCTTAATCTTCTCGTTTGCTTTATCATACTGTACTTCTTGTCTAGAGTCTGTATAAGTTGGTACTACAGCAACGAGTGTAGATATCCTGCCCTCTTTAAGGTCAGCAGACACTCCGTTGGTCGCATAGTTATCAGAAGCACCAAAGGTGACTTTGATAGCATATACTCGCAGTTTTGATACTAATGCTGCTTGCCATGAGAGTGTTTTTCTCACGTTAGCGTTTGTCCAATCGGATGAACTGATTGTTAATGCCATTGGTTATACCCACACATCAAGATATATAAAGATTGTTTTTTTAGTTTAAAAAAAAAATATTGATATAAACTTACTACAGTTTAATATCTCTAATTTTACCTTGAGACTTGAAGTGTCTACAGACAGTTTCACCCATAGTCCTGAATACGCCTTTCTCAACAAATGCATTGTTGACAAATGGATATGCTGGACTTCTGCGTGTTGCTTCGTAGTACTCTGTTGGGATAGCGATTTGGATACCAATTCTTGGGTAGCCATATCCTTCTGCGTCAGATGTATCAAATGCAAACAATCTTCCTATTTCAGAAGAGTCGCCTGAATCACTTGGAGCATCTTTGCTTGGGATGAATGGGATTCCATAGATTGAATCTACGTGAATACCAACGCCTGTACCTCTAAAGGTCTGAATACCGTTTACATCGACCTGTACTAAGCTTTCACCGTATGGATTTGGAATACGGACTGAAGGCATATACAAACCTTGTATTTCAGAATAGACCTCATGAGAACCTAGGAATACATTTGGATCTTTACCTGCTGCTATCCTAATCTTTCGTAAGAAAGCTCTTAGGGTATCGTCAGTTAAGACACCGTTTGTACCTATTGTACCACTTGCACTTTCAACTGTACAGTCGAAAGTTGAAGAACTATCTCTGTCAATGGTTGCGTTGGCAGCCCAAGGATCATAAGAACCAGTTGTGCTTGCACCCAATGCAGTTTCTTCTGCGTTAGATGAAACAATTCTGTCTAGTGACTCAAAGTCTGTTGTTCCAGCGTTTGTACCAGATCCAGTGATCGTACCTTCTACGTCTGCTAAAAGCATTCTGTTAAGAAATTCCTTGTGCTGTACTGCCATGTACAATCGAAGTGAACCAAGTCCACCCCAAATGTCATCCTTGCTGTGTGTAGCCAACCATTCCATTACTTCTGATGCTGAGAAAGGCAGTTGTGCTGTCTTTGGTCGAACATCAATTTCTTGTAGTGTTGGTTTTACTGTTTCAGCAATGTTACCACCTTCTGAAGTACCACCCAATGCAGTGTTGCCTTGGTTAGTATTTAGAGTTGGCTTTGCAGTAATAACCCTCCATCCTGATTTATCCCAAGGGTACTTGGGTAGGATTCCGAAGGCGTTTGCTTCAAGGTTAAGTTGTGCCCATGCATATGCTCCATAGATTGCGTTGAATACGCCTGCTGTGGAGGTTGTTGCTGGTGCGTCAGCTTTTCTTAGAAGATTTCGATTGTAGCCATAGTATAGTGCCTCTAGTTCGTCAATAGTTTTTATCTGCACCATTTCTACCACTGTCCTACCTCATCTGCTGATGGTTTGTAGTACTTACCACTCAAGATTTCTCTTGCAACTTGTGAAAGTCCTTCATAGCCACCTGCTCTTGCGTCTTTAAGAATAGGTGAAAAGTCTTGACCACCAGATTTCTCTAGTGTTTCAATTGCTGCATTTGGTCTTGGTGTTTCGGTAGTGAATGTATGTTGTGCTTTCTGAACTAATGTTGTCTTACCAACTGGTTTCTTCTGCATTGACAGTTTACCTTCGTCTTTTCCAGTTTCCTTACCGTCATCATCCAGTCCGACTTGTTTGCCTTGTGGATAAGGATCTTCAGGAACTGTGACATCTGCACCTACATCATTATCTGATCCTGCTGAACCTGCTGGTTTCAGAGGTAGATCTGATGGGGTTTCAAGTGCCTTGATTCTTTTATCAAAGCTCTTTACAGATGTGACGACTGCTTTCTGTGATTCTGCAATAGATTTCATTTGGTCTGCTAGAGTGTCAAAGGTTGCTTTGACAGCCTCTTCGAAATATGCTTTTTCTTCGTCTTTTCTCTCTGGAGCTTCAGTTTCCTCGGATTCGGTTTCAGATTCCTCTTCTTCCTCTTCCTCTTCTGGGGCTTCAGTTTTGAAATTTTCTTCGTCAGTCATGTTGTTAGCTATTTAAATATTTGTATGTTTATAAAGATTATGTATATAAGTTAAGGCTTCTTCCTTGCTACTGACCTAGGCAAATACCTAGCACCTGCCATTAATTTGTCTAATTCCTTCTGTTTTGTAGGTGAAATTAGATGTGTATCACCAGATCCCTGTATAGCACCTGTTCCACTACCATCGCCTAAACCTCTCTGACCCCACGCACCGAACTGATTTTCTTCTGCTTTGCCTAGTCTATTTGGTTTCTTTTTCTTGAATGGAGCTGTTCCTTCCATACTAACAGTTGATCCATCTGGTAATTTTCCTACTTTTCCAGACAATGCAGCATGAATTGCTCTTTGTGTTGCATCTAAATTACCTTTACCTGATCTTCTTCCCAGCATTCTTGTTAACGAATCAACAAGATTATGTTCATCTATACCAGCAGCAGTACCACCCTCATTAGTATCTTCTTTGATTCCTTCATTTATTTCTGTTCTTTTTTTATCATTCTTATCCCAATCATCACTCTCTGCTTTTAAAAAATATCCAACCCATGATTTTTTACTCTGATTTTCAATGTCTTTTTCTCTTGCACCACCTGCAATATAGAACGCACTCTCTTCTTTAGCCCTTTTAGCGTCTGCTTCGTCTCGTAGTTGTTTTTTTGTCTTCGGTTTCTTTTTCTTCGCTGCTAGTATATCAGCAAAACTTCTTCGGTCAGGTATGTTCTCTGCTAGATCTGCACCCCACTCTGGATCTTTCTCTGCAAGGCGTTGTCTAGGGCTTTTGGTATCTATATCAACTTTCTTCTTCTTCTTCTTTTTCTTACTTTTTAGATCTGCAAGAATTTTATCTGTTTGATCAGGAATCACCTGTGGGTTGTATGAAAAAGGCGAAAAAGCTTTCTGTATTTGTTTTTTCTTGGTTATCTTTTTTGGCTTCCTTCTAGCAGCATACACTGCATCTCTTATCTCAGGCTTCCATTCACTTTCTACTTTCTTCCTAGTTATCTCCCTGCTTCTTGCGAGCTTAGCGTCTAAGTCTTGTCTCCATTTAGCAAATCTTTCGGCTCTTTTAACATGAGCATCTTTTGGGGCTTTAGGATTTGGAACAGAAAATTTGGTGTCCTTCTTTGGCTTCTTCTTACCATGTGTAACTCCTTCCTCTATATTGGGTTTACCAAATAAATAATTATAATTAAACATACCAGATAATTCTTTCTGTTTTTTTTCTTCTTCTGTAAGCTTCAAGCTATGATCTGTCTTTTTTCCTTTAATTATTCCTTTAGATTTTAATTCTTCATCAGTATATTTAGGAATTGAATAGCTTTTACCACCTAATTCTTTCATATGTCTAGCAATACCTTCTGCACAATCCTCACACAACACCAGTTTACCACGAACATTTTTTTTACCTGTACGATGATCCATTGAACCATAAGCTACTTCTACTGTTCCTTCATTTGTACATGGTGGGTTTGCACATTTCTCTCCTGCTTTTATTATTCTTACCTTCTTCTTCTTTTTAGAAGGTGCTTGATGGAATAATTTTTCTTTTCCTCCTTCATGTAGTTTATAATTATTCAATATATTTACTAGAGATAAACCACCACCTCTTTGTTCTTCAGCTTGTTTAGCGTTTATGCTGTTAAATAATTCTGCGAATGATCTAACGTCAGTTTTTTTACCTGCTCTTTCAAGTGCTCTTTTAGTGTTACAATATGGACAGTCTTGATTTTCTATCTTAGCTGGTAATGTTTGTGGTTTTGGTAAGTTAGAATCATCATCACCCTTTGAAGTCTGATATCTGAGTTGTCTTTTTTTCTTCTTTTTCTTATAGTCATCCAGCCATTCCTGTGCAGACATTTCTGGATTTGCTTCTGCGTTTCCTTCTGTCCTGTTAAAGAAATCAAATTTAGATTTTTTTGGTTTTGGCTTTACTTTCTTTTTCTTTTTCTTCTTCTCTTCATTTATTTTCATATTTTCATCAGCACGCTTCATCTCATCTGCTAGTTTCTTTCTTGCTGTATATCCTGCGTCTCTTGGTGGACTTCGTTTCAATATGTTTAAAGCCTTAATTAATGCTGCTTCTTTGTATGGGTCATCATCAGTTAATACAGGTTTTGGTTGTACTATTTTCTTTTTCTTCTTCTTTTTACCACCTTTCTTACTCTTTCCAGTCTTTGGGTTTATATTAAGACCTTCTAACACTTCATCACTTAGATTTCCAAATCTTTGTACTTTTGGTTTTGGTGTGTTTGAAATTATATTTCCTCCAGTATAATGTGCATGATCGAGAGCTTCATCTTCGGTCATATCATCTGTATCTTTTGGTTTTAAGTTTCTTTTAGCGTCTGTTTGTAATTTATCAAACCAACCCCAACCACCAGTTCTACGTCTGCTTGTTTTTTTACCTCCTCTCTTACTTCGTTTCTTTGTTATATCTTCAAATGTTTTTTCTAACATAGCCTTTAATCCTAATATACCTTCTGTTATTTTTGCTTCCTTTCTCTCTCTTCTTTTTCTGTTTCTTGCTGTTCTACCCTTCTTTTTATTTTTTCTTTTTTTCTGCCATTCTTTGGCTTTTTTATAGCAGTCTGGACATAAGTTTATTATTTCTTTATGACTTCTAGTAGAAAGATTGGGATTGGTTACTTCTGAACCTGTTAGATGATCTCGAACAAGTGCAATTATTTTATGTTTGGCTTTTTTATCACATCCTACACCACGACATCCACCCTTTCCACCTAAACCTTGCTGTCTACGTTTGAAATCATCTTCGTCTTTTGCACCAACTACTTCTCTGTTTGGGTTATAATCATCATTTTTTTTCTTTTTATCTTTCTTAGGCTCTCCAAGTCTTGCGTCTGCATTAGGAACTTTATCATGCTCTACTGGTTGCTCGTCACACT